CATTGTCATAAGCGATGGCAGAGCCTTCGTTTTTGACTGGTGCAGCGGAGAAGCCTGACAGTTTTGTTTCTTCTTCGAACGAACGCTCAGAGGTCTCAGTTTCATAGATCTCTTTGTGTTGTTCACCATAAGTTGCGTACTCCAAACCGAACAATGCGTTCAAGCCTGGGAGCAACTCTTTGAGTAGTTGGGCGCGAGAAATAGCCATTTAATTGCTCCTTAAGCTGCGGTTGCTACAGCAGCATTGCTGTAGTAAGTGTGAACGCCAAAGTTAAACTTAACGATCACTTCGGTAAAAGAACCTGACGCATTCACGGTTTCAGGCACAACATCAACGACACGGAACGGTAATGCAGTTCCAGATCCAGTTGTTGCGGAAACAGATTGATTTGAGTCACCCGAAGTAGTGCTACCAACAGTAGCGATCAAAGCTGTGTTTTGACCAACTGCTGCACGGGTTACACCACTCATTGTTGAAGTACCAGCAGCGGTAACAGCGACTTTAAATAGCGCATCTGGATCATCCACTACAAAGGCTTGGATGTCAGAGGCTACTGTGCCGCCTGGATAATACTGCTGTTGCAACAACTGTTTGGTCGTTGGATTTGTGAACTGGCAGCCCACGAAAATACCAACGGCATCGGTCGCAGTAGATGTGGTAGAAACTTTGCTTAGGGTTCCACCAGTGTTTAAACGAACGACATCACCAGCAAAAATGCTGGTTGCGGACGCTGAGGCAATGGGGATTAAGCGAGTTTGACCAGCAAATACCTGACCACCAATCAAATTGATTGGCTGGAACCCATAGGGTCCTGCTACGGTAGGATATGGCATTTAAAACTCCTAAAATTAAAATTAACCTTTACCAAAGCTAGTCGTAGATTTACCCTCTTTAAAGAGAGGCATCCTTGCGTCACTTTGGCGCATAAAATTACTATCTACAGCTTCCATCTGAGCGTGTGCTTGTTTGGAATAATGAGAATTCCGCTGATCCACAAACTCTTCTGGGGTCTTGCATAACAGTAACCCACCGATCTCAATATTGTCTTTAAAGCGACTATTGGGATCAATTAGCAGTTTAAATTTTGGCTGTTCTTCAATTCCTACAGGTTCCCAGTGTTCTCTCAATTTCGCCGAGAGATTGCGGGGGTCAACCTGACCGAGGGTTGAAGTACGAATCCAACGATACGCATAACCAGCCTGTTTATCGGGTTCAGGCAGCAATTCTGCTGGCGCCCACTGCTTAGGACGTTCGCTTGTTGCACGGTTTGTTGCTTCACGAGTCAATCTGTTTTCGGACATCTTAAGCTCCTGTTTTTAAAAGTTCCTGGGCATATTGCTCAGGGGTTAAACCAAGTTTCTTAGCCAAGTTAATTTGCGATGTTTTGAGCCTTACCTTTTTCGAGGACGTGCTGCGGGTCGCAGGGGCTACGACTACACTCGGTTTTTTTGTTTCAACCTCTACTTCCTCGTTGAAGTATTCAGGGAAACGTTTACGCATTGTTGCGTCAATACGTTTGTAATACTCATCGGTCGTGGCGTAAGCCATGCCGTTTTCCTTTACGAGCTTCTCGTGAACCCCTAAAGCCAAACTGGTCATTTCTTCGTCTTGACCAAACCAGGTGTTAGATTCTCTCCACTTCTCTGCTTTCGTGTCAGTTTGTGGGACTTTCTGTACCTGTTGTGGGATTTGTACCTCATTTTCCTGTTCTTGTAAAGTGTTTTTTGTAAAGCGTTGTGCCTGTTGAGCTTTTATCTTGGCTTCCGTTAACTTTTCGTTTGCCGCAATAATGCGGTCGGTGTCGCCAGATTCATAAGCATCTCGGTATTCCCGCTTTGCCATTTCCACTTCTTTATCAGCAGAATCTTTGTAAGTCGAAATAAGCTGCTCTTCACCTGTAGACAGCCTTTGTTTTAAAAACTTGTTTTCTTCCAATACCTTACGGGCAAGATCAATCGCTTCTTGTTGCTCTCTTTGCGCCGCTTCTTTTGCTCGGCGTTCATCGTGCATCACTTTTTTGAATTGACTGATTTTCTTTTTTGCCTCATCGGAGTATTCTTCCAACTCGTCTTTTTCAAGCTGTTCTACAAATTCAGGTTCAGACGGCTTTTTATTGCGGTCTTCCTCTGGGGTGTCATCTTCTACTTCAATTTCAAGATTTTCCTTGACATCTTCCGCTTCGTGCGGGAATTTAAATTCTTTTAAATCAGGCATCGTACCTTCTCCTTATTTGCGTTTAATACCACGGGGGTCAGAAACTACTGCTTCTACGGAATCGTCATTAATAATCCTAAATTCTCTTCCATGGATTATTAATCGGGTTCCAGCGTATGGTCTAGTTAAAACAAAATCGCCCTTTTTACACCAGGGTCCCGTTGGGAATCTAGATGCGTCCTTGTAGCAATCTGGACCTAGGTCTATTACGAATAAGACTGTGGTTAGGATTTCTTCATTTTGGACAGTTTGATCTGCTTTAATTAAACCGCTTTCGTACTCCTTTTCAATTTCTGGAATAGCACATAAGATGTGATATCCAGAAGGTTTAGGGAGTTGACTTGCTTTTTCTTCGGCGGTCATCGTAACTGCGCCGACTACTACGGGTTTATCGGGATTCGTACCGATAAGGATTTCACTCATCCGAGTTCTCCATTCGTTGTTTTAGGTCTAATGTGTACTGCTTTGCAGTGAGTAGACCACGAATCTCACCACAAATTTTCTTATACTCTTCAAAGGATTGAGCATTTCCGTTACTCACGCCATCTCTGAGTTGTCCAATTTTTTCGTCTATTTGTTGGACTAATACTTCAAAGGCATCCATCATTTACCTTTCTGAGAAGCAAGGATTTGAGCCAAAATTTGCGCATTTTGGGTGTCTACCTTGTCTTTCTTATTAGCCATATCGATCCCCATTTTGGTGCCTTCAATCTGCTCTTTGCGGTCCATTTCGTCTTTTTCCTTAGCGATCTTAGCGCCCAACTTAGTGCCTTCAAGTTCACCTTGGATTTCAACCCGCTCACGGTCAATGTCGAGTTGCTCCTGTCGTAGGGCAATATCGGCTTGATCTTTTTGCATTTTGCGTTGGACTTCTTGCGCTTTGATTTGAAGTTCTTGCATTTGCATTTGGATGATTGGATCCTGAGCTTGTTCTTGCGCTTTCTGTTGGGCGGCCTGTTGTTGGTTTTGGAGTAAGACTTGTTGAGAAGCCTGTGCAACCAAACGAGAGATTTGAATTTCGTATTCTTCTGGGAGTTCTTCGTCTGGTTTTGGTAGTGGCGCTCCTAATTGTTGTTCAACCATTAGTCGGTACTTAAATCCATAATGTTCCGCAATATGGGCTTGGAGGGCGGCGGTGATCTGGTTTGCCATCGGGTTTTGACCAATCATTTGTGCCGTTAGCGGATCGTTTAAGAAAGCCATGTGTGACGTAAGATGAGCATCTTGATCTTGATAAATAAATGCTTTTAGTGGTTTTCCAGCTAACGCATCCATGTTTTCAGAAATTGGATCTTTGGGTTTTTTATCGTCATCTAACGGCACGAGTTTTTGGGCGTTTTTGATTCCCAATACTTCTAACATCTGACGGTGTAACTGTGGTAGATCATAGATCTGTGGAGCGCCAGAGGCCAGTTGTAAGACAGCCTGATACTGAACAATCTTCTGCGCCATGGTTGCGGCGTTTGGATCAGAAACTGGAATAACTTCTACATTGTCGTAGTCGGATTTTTTAGCTCTTGGGGTTCCTTCTACAGGCTCATAGTTATATTCGTCAGGCGTGTAATCTCGAATAATGTCCCGTAATAATCCTAATTCTTGTTTAAATGAGTAATGAATGCGGGCTTGTACTGCACTCATGACTTTTAGGGTTCTCTCCAGAATAGCTAAAGTTGTTCCTACGGGCGCTTGCGCACTCATGTCGGAGACTTTCATATCGGCTACGGAAGCAAATCTACGGCCTTCTTCGACAATAGTTCCTAAGAGTGAATAAAGAACTTGACTGGGTTCTTTATAAGGAAGCGGCATTAAATTGTCTTTTAAGACTCCTGATGGGATATCCATATCCCTAAATTCGCCTGGAGCAATTGGGGTATCGTCTCCCTTGATGCGGGCGCCACGAGTCTTAAATCCACCAGGTAAATTACTTAATGTGCCTGCATCGACAAGTTGACGAATAAGAGACGTTCCAGACTTGGCAAAGGCTCCGACCAAATGGATGAGACCAAAACAATAAAAGCCAAAACCAGGAACATATCCATAATGTACGAAATGATTTCTTTTCTGCTTGGTTTCATCTTCAGGTCTCCAGTTTCTTCTGATAGCTAAAATCTTTTGAGATCCTTTTTCGATAGTTACAACATATGGAACGGCTATTCCATCATCGTCTTCGTAACCAGGAAGATTTAGATCAACGTGCATCTCTAAGAGTTTGTAGCGATCGTCCTGAGTCGCTGAAAAACCCATCTTTTGGGCAATTTTCTTTTCAACTTCGTCTAGGGAATCATCTGGTTGTCCTAATTCAATATCCCTATAAAAGCCCGCAACTTGTAATCTTTTTATTTCGTTTTCCGTTTTTCTCATGACGTGTGTAACACGGGGAGAAGACTGAAGACTAGATACTCCGTAAGGAACGACTACGTCTTCCGCAGGAATAAACATAGAGACCTGTCTTTCAAGACTTGGGTCGTAATAAACCTTTTTAAAAGCGTTTCCTGCCAGCCCTAAACCCCAGATCATTCTTTCATGTTCAGGTCGGAATTCTGTCATCACATCTGTTAACTGGTAATTCATGTCGTCTTGAACACGAATTGCGGCGTCTTTTATTTCTGGAGTTTCTTTCCCAATAATGACTGTTCGGACTGGTCCTTGAGCGGGGAACGTCTCCATAATGGTTTCAGCTTGGAACTTTACGAGTGCTTCAGAGAGGAGAGGATGATAGACACCGCAGGCTCCTTCCCATGGTTCAGTCCTTTCTTCAATCTTCATTCCTAGTAACTCAAGTCCGTCTACATAGGTCTGAATCCAGTCTTTACGGGAGTCGATGTCGTCTCGAAAGTCTCCAAGTAAATCGCCTGCTAATTGAGCTAGTTCGCCCGAATCGATATATTCCGCAAGGTTAGCATCGAAGTCTTTATCTGAAGGTTCTTCTTTTTCTATTTCAATTTCAAGACCGTCAATACCAACGGTGACGGATTCGGGGTCTTCGATTTCAATTTCAATTTCGGGCGGCGCATTTAAAACTTCTTCTGTGACACCAACAGGTGCTTGATATAGACTTTTCTCGATCATAATATTCCTTAGTAATAATCCATTTTGCGTCTAAACATTTGTGGATCGTCCTGTTCGTCCGTATTTAGACGAATAAACCCGCCCTTCCTGAATCGAATTAATGCCTGTGTACTAGAGTCCACTAAGTCATCGTGATCTGAATTAGGAAAAGCCGCCATCTCTTCTATTACTTCTTCCGCCCATCGTTTTGCTGGCGCCCACACTTTACCAGAAGCAAACAGATCGGACACCGAATTCATACGAGCAATCTTATCATTACCACGAGTAGGCGTAAACTCTTGAACTGGTATGCCTCGCTGTCTTAATTCATAAATTAGTGGGGAACCCGCTGCTTTTGCTTCTACAACAAAGGCGTCTGGCTCCCATTCTTTGTAATATTGGTAGGCTCTTTCCTTAAGTTCTGGAAATTCCATCCGCTCTTTAAACGCATCTAACAAAATAATGTGGGGATCGTTCTCGTTTTCATTCATATAAAAGACTCCCCACGTTGTACACGCAGAATAGTCTGATCTTTCGTTTTTTGTGAAGGCGGTATCCCAAGACTGGATAATAAAATCACACGGAGGCGGGTTTTCTTTCTCCCAAAGTTTCCACCATTCCCGTTTTACGATAGCGCCTTCCTCAGAAGTCGGCTGTTGTTGGTACTGGGCGTTCCATTTAGAGAGAGGAAGTTCTAATTTTAATGCTTCTAGCTCTTCTAAGCTCCAAAATTCAGGCCATAATGGTTTTCCCGAAGGTAAAATTGCAGGAAAGTCGATAATTTCCCACTCTTCGCCGTCCTTATCTATCCAACTTTGGACAATTCTTCCCGTTAAGTCCTTTTTTGCCCAGCGGGTCATGACGACTACGATACTTCCGCCTGGCTGGAGACGCTGTCTTGGACCCGAAGAGTACCATTCGTAGACTTTATCGTAAATTTCTGGGTTAGTCGCCGCTATTGCAGCTTCTTGTTCGGAGTGTGGATCGTCAATAATCAGTAAATCCGCACCTTTACCTGTTACCGTACCCCCCACACCGATTGCAAAATACTCCCCGCCATGATTAGTATTCCAGCGACCCGCCGCTTTGGAGTCCTGTTTTAGTCCTACGTTTGGAAACACCGTAGAATAAATCTCAGAACCCACTAAGTTTCTGACCTTTCGTCCAAACCCGACCGCCAATTCCGCCGTATTAGAACACTGGATGATCTTTTTATTCGGATATTTTCCTAAGAACCAGGCAGGAAGAAGAAAGGAGGCAAACTCAGACTTAGTATGACGAGGAGGCATATTAACAATAAGACGTCTGATCTTTCCATCTGCTATCTCCTCAAATTTTTTCGCCATGACTTTATGGTGTCTGCCGTCTACGAAACTTGGCCACATCTGTTTCACAAACGGTAGGAAATTTTTAGTCGCCCGCTCCCTCATGACGGAGTCTTTATATTCTAAAGCCGTCTTTAAAAGCTCTTCTTGTTCCTCTGGAGGAGCTTGAGCTATTAATTTTTCTAGTTTATTCATCTATCAAATCACTTAGATTTCTAAACTTAATCCCAGAAGGCCTTAGCGTTCTTCTCTTATTTTTAATTTTCTTACAGGCGCCAATCTTTACAAGTTCGTTAATTAACCTAGAAACGTTGCTACGAGACTTATCCTTAGAAACCATCATGATTTCATCGATAGAAGGACTATATCCGTACTTCTTCCACCACATCTCGATGACTAGATAAATATCCTGCTGCCTGGGTGTCACTTCATTCCCCAAAAAAACCGCCTCGCCCGCTTAGACCACCGTACACGGAACTGGAACTTTCCTGCTTTTAATACAAACCCAATACTATTTGGATCCGAAGGAGGATATACATTAATCCCATTTAAAGGATCTAACCCTTCTATCTTCCACCAAAATAAATTCCACCTGTAATACCACTTACAGTCAACAAATAACACTTTCTTATTAAACATACCCCCCTACCCCTTTTTTACAGAATTCATAAGGGGGGGTGTTTCTATATTCTCACTTTTCCCTTCTTTCCCTAAATTTGTACCCACCACCCCTTCTTTTTCAGAATCATTAGGGGGGTTATTCGCTCCATCAGCAGGTGGAAACGTTTCCACTTCACTTTTTTCTTTTTCAGAATCAGTAGCTTGTGGAGGCTCTTTTTCAGAATCAGTAGGCTCAGAGGTGTTAGGAGAGGCGGATTGAGTGAGTTCCCCATCGTTAGGATCAGTGGATTGAGTGTTGGGAATACTATGTATTACAGTTCCGCCATCCGCATGGTCAAATTGGGGGGGTCGGGTGGTGGTGGGGTTCTCGGATTCTGCTGAGTTTCCCGACAATTCCGCTAGTAAACTTTCCCCATCATCTAGTTCTTTAGCGTCTACATTGATAATAGTCTTCAGTTGCTCTAGTAGTTTTTCCTTTATCTTACTGCTCTCATGGATTACTTTCGTTTCTTTCCGTTCTGTGAATGCACCGACCTCGGACACCTTACCCAAGAGTTCTAGGGATCTGATCCGTTGGGCGTCTTTTACTTCGGGGTTTAGTGCGAGTTCCGTTAGTTGGTGGATTACGAGTTCCCTTAATCTTTCGGGTTT